ATCTTTACTTGCATTGGAAACATATGGAATGCAGAAATCTTTTTTATATTTAATTGAACAGGCGGGTAAAGATAGGCATTTGTATTTGAACATTGAGGAGATTAATCAGAAGATACAGAAAGAAAGAAAAATAATAACCATGCTTCAACCCAAACTTAATGCAGGAAAGATTTTTATTCTTCCAACTATGCCTGATTTTGTGGATGAAATTCGTGGTTTTCCACGGGGTAAGCATGATGACCTTATAGATGCTTTAGCTAACGTTCTGTTAGCCATAAGTAAAAAAGGTATTGTTATTGGCAAAGGCCCTATACAAAGTAATTATGGTTCTACAGATGGGTCTGTTGTCAGGTCTGCACCTATTTATATGCCCTAAGGAGGGGACTAGATGGATTATCAAGAGTTGTCTGAAACTATTAAAGATGTAATGAATACTTCTTTGGGGCTAAACCAAGGAGAGGATTTGTTAAAGAATATGAAGCCCCTAGACATTATAAGCGAAGATGAGGCAGAGGTAAAAGATGGTATTTATCCTAAATCTGTTGAAATAAGTTCTGATGTTGTTGATGATGACAGGGAACCAAGACTTACTCCGTATGGTTCTCCGTTATCAGAAGAGGAGATAGCAAGAATAGTATCAACAGATATAGATAATGCAAAACAATATCAAGCACAGTTTTCTCATATTTTTACAGAGAATTATAAAGCTTATCATGCTCTGATTGATAGCCGATTTAACCGCCCCAACAGAAGTAACTTTGTTTCAAGTGATGTTTTATATACGGTTGAGTGGATTATGCCTAGTCTTATGCGTATTTTTACAAGTACTGATGAGGTAGTTTTAATTAAACCTGTGGAAGCTAGCGATACTGAACATGCAGAAATAAATCAGGAATTATTGAATTATCAGTTTACTTGTAAGATGGAAGGGTTTACAAAATTATACATATGGATTAAGGATGCTTTAATTTATGGTACTGGTGTTATCAAAATTAATTGGGAAACATTTTATGATAAAGTTTCATTTAAGTATGAAGAATTAAATTCAGATGAATTTCAAATTTTAGTGGATGAGCCAAATGTTTCTATAGAAGCATACGATGAGTATACATCAACTGAAATAACTTATGATTCTGAGACAGGTGAAGAGGTTGCTGTTTCATCTTTGATGTATAAGAATGTTCGTGGCTTTATGAGAAAAGTTGTTTATTCAGGCCCTTGGATAGAAAATATTCCTATCACCAGTTTCTATATAGAAGCAGGTGCTAGGACTATTAAAGAAGCTAATTTTGTTGGGCATAGAGTCAAGAGGTCTATGGATTATCTTAGACGAATGGAACGGGATGGAATTTATCACAATGTCGATAAAATCATTCCTAGAGCTGAGGGGGATGAACCCGATAATCTTAAGTATGCAAGTATAGAAAACGAGGCTGAGTTTGCAGAAGAAAGTGCATACATTCAAGAAACTCCCGGGCGTGAGAAGCTTTGGGTTTGGGAATGTTGGGTACGCATTGATATTGATGGTGATGGTCTTCTTGAAAATCTTCTTATAACAATTGCAGACGGTATTCTTCTTCGTGTTGAAGAGAATCCGTTTGACCACGGTGAAGCTCCGTTTGAGGTTCTAGTTCCAATTATTGATACACATAAGTTTTATGGCATTAGCCTTACATCTCTTATTGTTGAATTTCAGAGACTTAAAACTGCTTTGTTTAGAAACATATTTGATAATATTGCGTTTGCGGTTAACGCTTGGTACTTAGTGGGTAGGAATACTAACATTGATTTGAATGCACTTCGTTCTGTAGGCCCGGGAGATGCTATTCTTACAGATGATATTGCAAATGTAAGGAAGATGGAACCTACAGGAGTGCCGAATTATCTTGTTGGTTTAGCACAGATGTTAGAAGAGATGAAACAGCAGAGGTCTGGATTACCAAGGATTGCTCAGGGATTGACACCTAATACATTAAGTGCATCTGCTACTGCAATAAGTGCACAGATGAATGCAGGACAACAGCGTATTGAATTAATAGCACGAATTATGGCAGAGACAGGATGTAAACGTTTGTTTAGAAAAATGATATCTTTGAACCAACAGTTTATAGATAAGTCTTTTGTTATTCGTGTTCTTGATAAAGAGTACCAGATAACTCCAGAGAATTTGGATGGAACGTTTGATTTAATAGTTAATGTTGGTGTAGGCAGTGGTGCAAGAGAACTGCAACAGCAACAGTTGATTCAGTTGCTTAATATAATGCCTCAACTTGCTCAGTTTGGGCTTATTACTCCTGAGGGTGTATACGCTATTGTTGCAAGGTTGTTACAATCTATGGGTTATAAAAATGTGGATGAATTTTTATCTAAACCACAACCTATGCCACAAGGTGCACTTCCGGGTGCACCTCCGGGTGCACCCTCGGGAATGCCACCACAAGGTGCACCTTCGGGAATGCCTCAATTTGGCGGTGCTGTTCAACCTAATGATGTTCGTGCTATTTTGCAGAATACTCCTAAATCTAACCCATTTGCTTAATTTTATTTAATTTTTATTCCACTTTTTAATAATTGTATGGTATAATAAAGAGTGGAGGGATGTGTATGGAATATGAATCCAGATTTGATTCTTTATTGGTAGACTGTCACCAAATGTTAACTTCTGGTGCATGGTCTTCATTAAAGAGAATTGTTGAGTATTTTACGCATCAGTTAACAGTTGAATTAAATACGCTTTCATTTAGTCCAGAAAATGATAGACAACGGTTGATACTGGAAATTGAGATACGTGCTTTAAATAAGTTACTTACTGATATTGATTCTTTTGCGAGTCAGTATATAGAAAGAGAACGTAATAAGTAAACACATCTTGAAAGCAAGCTGGATGCATCTACTTCGGTAGCACTGCATAAAGGCATCTTTCAAGCAAGGTGATAAATAGGAGGGAATGTGTATGACTAAACGTATGGGGGGATTTTTGGTTCCAGACGGTATGGAACTCCCTAAAGACGAATCCGCTGATGAGAAAATCCTTGAGACAGAGGAAGACTCTGAGGATTCCAATCTAGAGGAACAACAGACCGAAGAGGAGCAAGAATCTACAGAAACAGAAGAGGATGTTGTTTCTGACGAAGAGAACACTGAGGAAGAGGATACTGAATCTGAACCGAAACCTGTTGCTGTATTAACGGTTTACGGTAAGCAAATTCCAATTGGTACAATGGATGAGTTGGTTCAGTATGCACAACGTGGTGTTGACTACGCACAAAAACTTCATCTTCTAAAAGAATGGCGTAGTGTTATTGAAGCGGTGTCGTATAACCCACAATTAAAAACTTTGGTTGACAAGGTTATAAAGGGTGAGGATATTTCGGGGTACATTAGAGACCCCAAAGCAAAATCTGATTTTTCAGAAGATGAGAATGAAGATGAAATTCAAAATGTAGGGGATACCGCAATATCAGAAATACGTGAGGCTTTAGAAGATATTACGGATAAGAAAATTCAGAAGACATTATCTCCTTATCTGGCACAGTTGCGTGAGAGAGAATTAAAAGACTATTTAAAATCTCTTGAGCAACAAAACCCGAAGCATCATAAGACTATAGCACAGTTGATATTAATGGCTTTGCAAGACCCCTCTGTTCCTGAGGCTATTAAAGAAGCTATCAAGACTGATAGAAACTTCTTTGAGAATATGTATAATCAGATACGTGAAAGGTTAGAACAGATGGATTCTTCTAAAAATAATCATGAATCTCCTGAAACAGAAACGCCTAAAAGGGTAATATTGGAGAAAAAAAGGTCTGTTTCAAAGATTCCTAAATTAGAAGACGGTAAAGGCAGTCAGGATATATCAACTCGTGATAAAGTTATGGAAGATGCAGAAAAGATTTGGGGTATGTCTCCTGAAGAGTTCAAGCTTTTTGAGAATAAAGCAAAGAAACGTTAATATGATATTGCCACTCTCCTAATAATATAGGAGTGAGACAATTGGCTACAGGACAGACTACTACTTCTCAAGTAGGAGCTGGTGTAGACGCTTATTATGACAGGAAATTGCTTGAAAGAGCAAAACCATTGCTTGTCTATAATATGTTCGGTCAGCAACGCCCTCTCCCACAAGGAAGTTCTAAGGTTATAAGGTTTAGACGTTACGCAGCTCTTGACCAAGCCTCTAGTTTAGATGAGGGTACCAAGCCTGACCCACATAGACTGGCAGTAAGTGATATTACTGCAACAGTTGTGCAGTATGGTGCATACGTTGAATTGTCTGATGTGGTTCAGATGGTCATTGAGGATAAGATTCTCAATGAGGCT